CCTCGGCCACGTCGCAATTCAGCAGCTTGGCCAATTCCTCGTCATTGAACCCCAGCACGCCCAGGTCATAGTCGGCCTGCTGCAGGTCCTTGAGCTCGATGGGCAGCAGATCGAAGTTCCATTCGGCTAGCTCGCCCGTCTTGTTGTCCGCGATGCGGTAGGCCTTGGCCTGCTCGGGCGTCAGGTCGGTAGCGACGTGGACCGGCACCTTGGCCAGGCCGAGCTTTTTCGCCGCCTTCCAGCGGGTATGGCCAGCGATGATCACGCCCTCGGCGTCGATCACGATCGGCTGACGGAAGCCGAACTCCTTCAGACTTGCCGCCACGGCGTCCACGGCGTCGTCATTGACGCGGGGATTGCCCGGATACGGCCGGATTGCGTCGATGGGCCGCAATTCGACATCGAACGTCCTGGTCGTCATGGTTGCACCTCCGTGTGCGTTGTGTGTCGTGGTCAGAAAACGGACAGCCAAAACAAACTCTGCCTATGCTGGTGACTGTTCCCGCCGCCATCTTCCGAGGCGCTGGCCGGGAAGTACCTAATCGCAAGATTCACCCTTTCACCCACCCCCTCGCGTACACACGCGAAAATGCGCGGGCAGGCATCGCGCGAGGGGGTGGGGGTGAAAGAGAGAAACATGAAGAGTGAGTTGTTGTTTTCTTTGTTTTCACGCTCTTTTCGCGGTTTCCAAGATTCACCCCCACGAGGTGAATCTTGGGTGAATCTTGGGGAATCATGAGCTGGTTTTTGCCGTTCATGTTTCACCCCCTGGCGATGTTTCACCGTCAAGATTCACCCCGCCCGTCAGGCGATAGGCGCGATTCGGCCAGCCAGCCCGTTTGGTTTCGACGGGCTCGATGTCACCTTGTTGGAGCAGCGTGTCGATGAGCATGCCGAAGCTCTTGGCATCCATTTTCATCCGCTTGAGCAGCACGCTGTGAGGCAGCGTGTGGCCAGGCGCTTTACGCAGCTTCTCCACCGCCTTGAGGCACTCAGCGTGGAACGGGTTCTCCGCAACGTGCTGACTGGCCATGAACAGCATCCGCCGGGTCTGGTGCATGACGAACGCCGAAGCCCATTGGACCGCTGCGAGGCCGATACATGGCGACTGATGGTTCTCGCTGATGGCGTATAGCAGCGCCAGCTTGCGGACCTGTTCACTGACGCGGCCCCAGACGGTGGTGCCGACCGGATCACTCTTGCTCTCGGCCGTGTTGTACTCGGCTTCAGCTTGCTGGCGCGTTTCGACCAGCACGCGCCGAGCCTCGTCGCTGTGCTCGATCACCGCAGGGACCGGATGCCAGTCTTCGAGGTTGCCCGTGCCGGGCCGGTAATCCGCCCACCATTTGGCCGTCGCCAGTACGCGCGGCGGGAGGTCTCGGATGCTCGGCTCCTGGCCCGTGCCACGTGGCCCGGCCTCCAGGATGATCATGCGGGCGAAGAAGCCATTGGTGAGCATCCGCTCCGACAGCGCCTCGTAGTAGTGGTTCGGGATCGCCGTGCCGAAGATCACCAAGTTGGGCTGATTGATGACTCCGGGCGACTCTTTGCCCGCCTTGCGGCGCATGGGAAAGACGCTGTTGGCCGACGAGTACATCGTCAGCAGTGTGGACATGATGGCTTCGTGCCGGGCGTCCTTGGCCTTGTTGATCGATTGGAGCATCCCATCGATTTCGTCGGTCTGGAACAGCATGCTTGGCGTCTGGAATAGCGCATCCTGGATGCCTTCGCCGCTGGCGAAACGTTCGCCGAGACAATTGGCCATGCCGACCTCGTGGACGATGCGAGTATTGACCTTGCGGGGCCAATCCTTGCCGGCCGCCGAATGGGCCAAGCCCAGCAGGTAGATGTTGGTGCGGTTGTCGCCCGAGTCACGGACCTTCCGCCCAGCCAGGAACGCCAGCAGTGATAGCGCTCCCGCGAAGGCCATGACGGGGTTCGGGTATGGGGCCGTCGTCAGGCAGTAGTCCATCACCTCGCTGACAAACCCTGGCATCCGCAGCATCTCCGGCGGCATCGGCCCGGGGTCGGGAATCTCTGGCACCGCTGAAGAGGTGTCGGTGTTGTCGGCCACATCGGCTTGGCTCTGGTCGATGATGCCGGAGATGTCCACGCCTCGGGTGCTGTCCAGCAGAGAATCGCCGCCATAGCCAGAGAGCCGCAGAGAACTGGCGGCCTGTGCCCAATCGCCTCCGTGGTTCAGGAGCGTGTAGACCGAGAACGGTGAATAGGCCCGGTTGGGTTCAAATGGGGCAGCGTTGGCACTGAAAACGTAAAAGATGTTGTCCTTGAGCGTAGCCGACCAGCCCGAGGTCTTGCCGGGCCGCCGCCAGTATTCGTTCTCGCCACTCTTGGCCAGTGTCCAGCCGTGCTGTCGCAGCACAGCCCGCACATCGCCGCGACGGTTGAAATCATCACCGGGCCGATCGGTGCTGTGCAACGCACAAGCGGCTTGTGCGGCCGATGATGGATTTCTCTGGCCGACAATACCACTGTGTGGCGGGCAATCGACCACCGGCGGCACATATTCGTTCAGTTCCCAGGCTGTCCGCAGCAGAACGTCTCTCTCCGCCTCAGTCAGCACGGGCAGGTCGCACAGGTCGCCCTGGATCACCTCATAGCCGGGTGTGGGCGCGCAGAGGAACAGCCCGCCCTCGCCACGGGTCTCAATCAGCGTGACGATCTTGTCGCCAAGACGGCGCTGGGCCAGCTTCATGCTGCCGCAGACCTCACGCTCGCAACGGTAGATAACGTGATATCCGCCGGACGGAGTGCGTTCGACAACCACACGTCTACGCAGGTCGGCGGGGACACACTCAGACCAGGCAGTAAACAACTCTCCCTGGGCGTCGAAATCGATAATCTCCAGATGGTTCGACGCTTTCCCGCAGAGAATGCAGATCGCGTCCGGCTCATTGGCGAACCAAGCGGACAACTCGGCCTCTGTGGGCAGCCTCTTGCGATATCGCTTCCATTGGCCCACCGCCGGGCGCTTCTCGGCCCGAATCGCCGGCAGTGCGCACAGACCGGCGGCACGGTAGTCCATCGCGGCTTCATGAAGGGTGTCCTGCTCCGTGATCAAAACGGAATCTCCTCATCGGACGGGCCGGCGTAGACCGGCAGATCGCCATCGTCGTACTCGTCGCTGCCGTCCAGGAGCGGCGGGATCGGTCCAAGCTTGTGCTTGATGATGCGGTCGTATTTCTCGCCGGTCACCGACCGCACGGTAATCGCCAACGTCGGGGCAATGCCGCCTGCTTCGCAGATGTCTACCGCCTGCTGGGATGACTGCGGGAACGGCTCGTGTGAACGTGCTTTCCACCAGGACTCGGCCTTGGCACGGGCGTAGCCGGTGTGCTCGAAGCAAATCCATTCGCTGCGGTAGTCGTTGAAGCCGATGCAGTAGTCCACGCGCATGCTGCGCGGGTGGTCTTCTGGTGCATCACGCTTCACGTGGACGCTGTAGTGGACATCCTGCACCTCGTACTCGGTCTCGGTGACCTCCCCGGAGAGGATTCCCGCCGTTGATGCTTCGTGATCGTGCTGCTGGCGTTTAGGCGGTGGAAATTCGTATCCACATTCCGGGCAGAGGCTGTAGGCGGCATGGATCACCGCCTGACACTGCGGGCATTCCTTCGCGGGCGCTTCACCCGTGCCCGTGGCTCGTTCCTTGATCTCCAAGGCGTCGACCGGGCCGTGCCGCAAGATGTTGCCGCCAAAGTCCAGGACCAGGCAGTTCTCCTTGGACGGATGCAGCCGGAAACCCCGCCCGACCATCTGGTAGTACAGGCCCGGCGAGTTTGTCGGGCGCAGCAGGGCCACGCAGTCGATGTTGGGCGCATCGAAGCCCGTGGTCAGCACGTTGACGTTGACCAGGTACTTGAGCGTGCCGGCCTTGAACCGCCGGAGGGTTTCCGTGCGCTCAAACGGCAAGGTCTCGCCGCAGACGAAGCCGCACTCGTGGCCCATCTCGCCGAGCACCTTCTGGACGTGCAGTGCGTGCTGCACCCCGGCGGCAAAGATCAGCACCGAGTGCCGGTCTTGCGTCTGGTCGACGATCTCCCGGCAGGCCGAGCGCACCAGGGAGTCATCATCCATCAGCGCCTCGACCTCACCAGCGATGAACTCACCGCCGCGAAGATGCAGGCCCGACGTGTCCACCTTGCGCCGGCCCGCCTTGGTCTTGAGCGGACACAGGTAGCCCTGCACGATCAGCTCGCGCACGCCGACCTCGTAGCACACGTGATTCAGCAGGTTCTCAGGCCCGCAGATCATGCCCGTCGTCATCCGGTACGGCGTGGCGGTCAGGCCGATCAGCCGCACGTTGGGGTTCACGATGCGTGCTTCGGACAGGAACGTGCGGTACATCCCTTCGCCATCCGGCGGGAGCATGTGCGCTTCGTCAATCAGGATCAGGTCGAAGCGATCCAGTTCAGTCGCCCGGCGATAGACGCTCTGGATGCCCGCCACGATGATCGGGTGCTCGGTGTCCCGGCTCTTGAGGCCTGCCGAATAGATGCCGATCCGGTTCCACAGGTCCGTAGCCATCGCGTGCAGCTTGTCTGCCGCCTGCTCGAGCAGTTCCTTCACGTGCGCGAGGATCAGCACGCGACCGTCCCACTGCTGGACAGCATCGCGGCAGATCGTGGCCATCACCGGCGTCTTGCCCCCGGCCGTGGGGATGACCACACAAGGGTTGTCATCCCGCTTGCGCAGGTGGTCGTAGACGGCGGCAACCGCCTCGGCCTGGTAGGGTCGAAGCTGCATCACCATGTCACCACCGCCGTCAGTGTTGCCGCCGCCAACCAGTAGATGATCCTGCGCCAGTCGCCGGCGGGCACGTAGGCCGCTGCGGCGCAGACGTCAAGGATGATCAGCAGCGTGGGAAAGAGCTTCTGCATATTTAGTTCAGTTCCGGATTGAAGGGGTGCATTTCGCTCCCGCAGACCGGACAACGCCGCAGGGGCAGATCCACGACATCCACCAGCAGCCGGCCTTCGGGCACCACCTCGCGCCGGCGCGTGATCAGTAGGTCGATCTGGCTGTCGTCCTCGTAGACGCCCGCGTGCTGCAGCGCGTCGAGCACGGGTTTTTGCAGGTTGTCCAGGTCACGCCGTCGCCGATCGGGCGGGAAGGCGTCCATCGCCAGCGCGATGCGGCCGCCAGAGGGCGGCTTGCGGGGGCCGTTGCCGCCGCCCCGGGCCAGGAGGGCGCAGACGCTGGCGCGGAACGTCCGGCCCTCCCGGCTGATCAAGGTGCGCGGCCCGACCCGACGCCAGTAATGGTTCACGCTGGGTGGGTACGGAAGAGTCATCACCACGGCGGCCTCCTTATCGCTTCCACGGCGGGGTGTTGCTGGTCACCGGGGCTGCGGCTGGCCGGTGCTGGCGGTCTTGGCTTCGTACCCCTTGATCTCGTTGGTTAGCTCGCCGGTGTCCTCGCGCTTCTTGAGCTTGACGGTGATCAGCAGCGGGATGTTGTGTAGCTCGACGCTGTCGCGTGGCTGCATCACGCCCACCGCGTGGCAGATGGCCGAGAGTTCCGATCTGGCGATCTTCACCGCCGTGGCGTTGGGGTTGTTGAGGTTCAGCCGCGCCCAGAGGACGCGGTTCTTGAACTCGCCCTCGAGGATCGTGAACGCCAACTGCAGGTAACTCCCGCTACCGTTCTTCGTGGGCTTCATCTCGCTCTCGGTGATGGCGGCGAGGTACTTGCCCGCCGGCAGCGGCTCGAAGTTGCTCGTCGGTTCGACTTCGTGGGCGTTGAATCCGTTCAGGTTTGCCATGTTCAGTGCTCCTTGCTGTTGGTGTTCTGCTCAGCGCCGACCAGACGCAGGTGCGGCTGGGCGACGGGTTGCGGTTGCTCGGTGAGGGCCTGCATCAGCGCGGGCCACGAGAGGGGAAGTTCGGCCGGCAGGCCGTAGCGGTTCTTGGCCACGCACGCGGGGCTGCCGACGGTGCGGAGGATGCGTTCGCCCCCATCCTTGCCCAGGCCGGCGGCGATAGTCCGTTCGCGGCCAAAGCCGCCGTCCTCGGTCTTGGTGATGATCTTCCGCGTGGCAAACAGCACTGCATCGGACCACTCGGTCAGCAGCGCTGTCACATGCTTGTGCAGGCGCGGGGAATAGCGGTCGTAGGCGGCGTGCTCCGGGTCCTCGAACTTCTCGACCTTCGCGTGGGCCAGGAGGATCACGCACATGCCGCGCTGGTTGCGAAGCGTGCTGAGGTCCGCCAGCAAACGACGCCAGTGGGTCAGGGCGTGGATGTAGCCGCGGGCATAGCCGCCATCGACCTTCTCGATGCTGCTTGCGCCATACTGCTCACAGAGCGCATCCCACACCAGGCGCTCCAGCCAGTCGGCCGAGTCGATGACGACCGTCTCGAAGTCGTGCTGCTCAGTGATCAGCGCCCGGAGCGCCGCTTCCACATCGGTAAGACTCTTGGCCAGCGGGAAGCTGCAGCAGTCGATCTGGTCCAGGCCGTCTTCGGTAGGAATGAAGATCGGATTGGGTGCCTGGGCAGCGGTGGTCGACTTGCCGATGCCCTCGGTTCCGTAGATCAGCAGGCGCGGCGGAGAGTGCCTGCGCCCACGATGAATCTGCTCGATCATGGTCATGCGTGTTTCTCCGTGGTTCAATTGAGGTATTGGGGCGGAAGCCAGGTCATGGCCCGGCGGCCAGAGACGGTGCAGGCGCGAAACGGGCCGTTGCGGACCAGCTTGTCGGCCCGCAGTTCCGGCAGGCGCTTGTGGGCCTTGATGCCGATTCGGGCCTCGATCTCGCGGGCGGTCAGGCCCGGCTGGTGTTTCACGACCGCCAGGCACAGATCGCGGTGGCGCTTGGCGCACCCGCAGGCCCGCACGTGCCGCCCGGCCAGCGCCGAGGTCGGCGGATCGCATCTGCGATAGTTGCGGATCATGTCATTGCTCCTGATTGAGGGTTCATGGGTCACACATCTCGTCACGCTGGCCAGCGTGTGAAAGCCAATGGCAGGTGCGGGAGTCGAACCCGCGTCTCGGGGCTTATGAGGCCCCGACAGCCCGGCCCTGCCAGAAGCGCCCGAGGGGTGGCCGCCGCGTGATGGGACTCGCCACAAGCCGCTCGGGCGTGAAGACATGCCCATGCCACGTCCAGCACGCGAATCTCCTCGTAGCCCGTGGGCCACTGATCCTCCTGGCGGCAGACCAGCAACCGGCGGATCGCGGCCTCGTTCTCGCGTTGCGCGATGGCCAGCGTGTCATCGCTGACGCGCCATACCCCGCAGCGGAAAGGTTCCTTCTTCTCGACGGCGACGAGGTGGACAGGGACCATCTGGCCTTCGATCACCTGCGCCAGGACGGCCCGGTAGAACGCCATCTGCCGGTGATAGCCGTAGCGCCGGGCATCGGCCTCGAACCAGGTCAGGTCATCGCAGGTCTTGAAGTCGACGATGCCACGGTGCGGATGCACCCAGTCGATGCGAATCTGACATGGCGTGCCGCAGTAATCAGTCCGCAAGACGCCTTCCGACCGGCCATAGAGCAGCAAGTCCACGGCCTGGTCGTTCATCGCC